GACGTCATGTTCCACATCATTCAACTTCATTATTAAGGAAGCCGACTCTACCCAAGTATTATGCCTAGGCCATCTCTCCTCACTTAGCATGGAATTAACGGCCCGGTACGGCGACCTCATGCCACGCGCTACTCCACGATTCTTAAAGCGCTGTGAATGTAAGCGCTGTAAGAAAAGCACCGCATGGTCAGAAATGAACTGCTTAGATGGATTACTCTCGAAGCCAATTTCCGCTAGGTAACCCGACACTTCATCAGGGTCCAGATCCCGCTCAAATAGCACGACAGAATCGTCTCCCAACCATTCGCCCGCTACGATGCGCGTTCCGGCGCGGATAGCCACATATTCACTGGACGCACGGTTCGTCAGAGTATCACCACCACCGGTCCATACTCCTCCACTCGGCATCCCGCCATGTCTGTCTTGTAGTATCATCCCCCACGGTACAAGTAAACCGATCTTAGTGTAGAGATCCGCAATAACAGACATGATCCTAGCACCTTCTTCGTCAAACCAAGGCCCTACCACCTCATTACAGATGGCATACCAAAAGGGCTCTGGTAGTGAAGCATCGAAGTGCGAGATATCACCTGAATTGATCCGACGCCCGTTAGCCATTCCCAATATTCGCGTGATCGCTAAATCAACCGCATCGGGATTGACCCACCCACTGAAGCCAGGCAGTCGGCGGAGCATGCTTAGTACGGGATAGAACGTCCTGCCACCAAAGACAGTTTCGTCATGAGGCATGCCCCAAACCAACCTTTGTTTGGGAAGTGCGTTTAACCCATTCGCCTGACCACGCCAGTAGGCAACAGCCGCAGGATAGAAATCTTTCCAGGTAGAAATCTCGGACGCATGCTGTATGTACCATGTATTATACCTCTCATCAGAGGTAAACCACGGTCCACCTTTAGCAGTGTCCTTTGGCATTTCAAGAGCAGCCATTGCTGCTGAGAGAGGTCTCAAACTGTGACGAGGAATCAGCGCCCCGACGCGTCGGATCGCTTCTTTGAACGCTGACTCAACAGGTGACCACCTTTGATATCGGAATTCGTCGGCAGTATCTTCTCGATCCGTCCATGGAGACTGGACCGATAATATCCCCACTTTATCTTTATTAGCAAGGTCGACCTGCCGCATATCTGGATCCGAAGATAGTCCAACTGTTTCA